AGTTACGGAACTGGGCAAATAATGTTTAAGACTAAGCTGGCTTTAGGGCTTGCTAAAGTAGAGCCTGCTTTATTAGCAGATCAAGACATACAACGTGATCGTGACACTACGCTCGTTGTCGATGACAATTTGAAGAAACATACCTTAGATGCTCCCGGTATAATGGACATTATTGGTGAAAAATACAAAAACAGAGGCAAAGTATTCTGTGCAGCTAAAGCGACCATTTATGGAATGGCACAGACTATTGTAGCGGTGACGCGACAACATTCAATTTACGGATTGAACAAAAAATACGTGACTACTGAAGGTTTGCCCAATGAAACAGTCATTATTAAAAGATTACGCGAACTAGGTGTGAGTTCAGATGTTAAGGAAGCGAGATACGGCCGGTTCTACAATGCTGTGTTTGCACATGATTTCTATGACAACGCCACAGCATTGATAACTAAACTGTATTTAAGGTATCAATTGTTAAAAATGATCAGTAAGACTCAAGTTTTCGACCACACCATCAGATTTACGGCCTCACAAGTTGTATCAATCGTACGTGCTGGTGATGAACTAGCGCAATTAGAGAAATTAGCGTTAGTGGTTCGTAACCATGAAGACGGCGCTCAGATAATATCAACAGATCAGGCTACACAGTCATTGCTAACAGATATCATCAATTGGAGCGCCACATTACCTCCTCAAAATATATTAATTGGGGGTGTACATTTACCAAACCCAGAATATGTTGATGCTAGGCTAGTAAAAGTAGTCAAGGTCTGGAAGATGTACGAGTATAATGATGGGCACAGCAGGAGCGGAAACCATTTTGGTGATACGTTTGGTTTTATAAAGAATAGGTTTATAGTACCAGTTGGGCAGCACACTACTGATTTGAATGACGTTTATGTGTTACAAAACACTAAAGATAATTGGTTCTCAGATGATGCGACAGTAGACAATTTCAAAAACTACTTTGGTTTTTTAAATTGTTCTGGGCTCACTTCAAAAGACTTAGCGATATTAGATAACATAATCCAGGATGATGTAAGACACACGCCATTCCTGTGTGACCAAGTCATCGACCTAGGTATTGATGGTAAAATAGGCATCACAACTCCAACCCAGATAGTGCCTATGACTACGACCTACACAGCAGAAGAAGTACGAGCCATTATAATTAAATTGGTAAATAACCACCGATGGCATGAAGACATGCTAGCAGCACTTAGGGCTTGTAAGTATTGGCTAGCCCAACCAGCAACTGAAACTGTAGAGGCTCATTGGTGGACACAAATACCGAGAACGATGTACCTGCCCAAACTAGGACTCAAAAGGGCGGCCATACACATACTACTACAAGAAGAAGGAGTTTGTACCACAGCAGAGGCCATACAATCAGTCAGAAATTTGGACACTGAATCAGATTCTCTAATTATAGAGTCTGTGTTTGCAAATACTTGTTGGTACTGGGGTGAGTATTTTACTATTTTCAACAAGAAAAATTTAATGGACTTGTTGGTAGGTCTGTCTAGAGTTACTAACCTTACGGTAGATGAGCACTACCGAGCAGATGCCATGTACTCAGCAGTCATAGGTAGAGCTATCCCTACTGGAGCACATTCGTGCATAGCAACAGTGTGGACAGATCCGCTT